AATATCTTGTATTTCTTTCGTACTGTGACATTAGCCTCTTACTATTATTATATACTAGCTATCGTCACACTAGTACACTATTAATTTTAATCTTCTGTTATACTTTTTTAAAAGCTTTGCTTTATTATTTGGATCAATGTTTTTTAATACACCGTTAATTATTTCCATATTTAACTCGGCTATCTTTAAGTGAAGAAACTTCACGTGTTTTGCTTTTCTTCTGTTCTTTTTGAATTTTTGTATTAATGTTCGCATAATTCGTTGATGTTGTGTGGACGTATAATTTTCTGCTCATTTTTGTTTTTTACTGTGTGTTTTTCGTTTTCGTAATAATTCCAGTAGCCAAGCACGCTGTTGCCGTCGACTTTATATTCGTCAGGCATACATTGCGGTGGCTGCTCGAAAGCTTTATCAGATATACCGTTAGGCAAAGTGTATAGCACATCGCGGCATTTAGCGATTGTAAGATGTTCTTTACCGTAACGTTTTGTATATTCTTTACCAAGAGCTAACATATGTTCGTATGCCCACATATATGCTTCGGCAGAGGATCTAACCCATATAGCTGACGGATGGTTTTTATGCGTAGCTTTATATGGTATATCAATATTAGTACCTAACTCGTGATGAGCTGTACATAATAGTTGTGCGGTTTCAAGTATCATTTTTACAACGTGCTTATTGTATTGATACTTAGCTGCTTGCACAGGATCGTGAGATAGATAAAATATATTCATTACTTTAATTTTTTATTTAGGTTAATAATTTTATTATTTATTTTACTAGCTAATGTGAAGTTTTCATCCTCAACTGCTTTGTCTAACTCTTGCTGTAGTTTGTCTATCTGCATGTGTATTATTTCTTGCTCAGACATCATACGCATATTACCAAAGCCGTCTTGTTTAATATTCTCCATTGATATTTGGAAGTCTTGATTCCATTCGTCTTGCTTTGCTTCTAAATGATCTATAATAATTTTAGCAGTTAGCTCGGCTATTTTAGTAATATCTTTCTCTGTCATTTATTATTTTTTAGTGAATTTAAATAATCTTTTAATGTTAGTGTTAATAAATTTACCTTTAGATTCAGCATCTAATAAACCACGCCAATAAAATAATGGCACGTCTTCATACTCGTATATACCACCGTTTTCGTATATTAATACAAGCGTTTTGTTTTTGGTATAGTATCTACCTGTTGAAATTGTTGACGAATTGTCAGATCTAAATTTTTCGAAATCGTTCATAAGTTTTTTTGTTTTTGTTTATTATATTATCTTTGTTTGATCGTATTTAGTTTGTAAATAAATAACCAAATAATGCGCCAAATAAAAACGCTATTGTTACGGCTTTAATTACTCCAAAACCTATTGCTTTTAAAGTTTCATCTGACATATTGTCTACTATTTTTTCTGCTCTTGTTTTTTTCATGTTTATTTATTATTTAAATTATCTTTGTTTGATCGTGTTCAGTCTGTCATATCTTCTATGAATAATATTACTATTAAGCATATAAGGTATATTGCTATCCATGTAAATATTACTTTCATCAGTGGAATACTAATCCTACTTTGTTAGTATTGTTGAACCACTTAGTTGCCATTAAATCAATAGAGCTGGCATCAGTATACGAAGCCCTATTAAGATCAGCATGGCTTGAGAAAATTTTTGTATGTCTATGTTTTCTTTCATCTATTAAATGTTTTTGTTTTCCAGAGTCACTGAATATTATATCATAATTACTTGGTAATGAGGTTTTTAACATCATATCAATCATGTTGGTGTAACTGTAAAACCGTACGTTAGGGTTGTGTATAGCAACTTCGATCCACTTTTTTAGATATGCGCGAGAATAATAATCGCCGCTATCATGGACTCTGACGTAATCAGGTTTCTTCTTACGTATTTCAGCGTTCATAGCATCAACAAACATGTCAGTCTTGCTGAGTTGATAACGCTTTTCAAACGCAGGTTTTACGTTACTCCATATGTAGGCTCCTTTCTTGGCATAACAGAATTTAACACAACTGTCAGCCATGGGGCACGTCAGTTTCCCGCTAGCAGATTTGTAGGCAGGAATACCGAAGTTAAAGACCCGGAGCCCGAGTTCTTTTGATGTTTTTTTAAGTTTAGAATTTTGTGTTAATAATTTCATAATTTTTGTTTATTATATTATCAATTAGCGATCGTATTTGTTTTGTATTACTTAAATTACCAACATTAAAACGTTGGTTAACAGTCGATAAATTGCATTAAAACGCATTTCATCTTAGTGTTAGCCACAATTAGTTGCTAAAAATGTATTTACATCTTTATTAATCATTTCGCTTGTAATATCTTCTTCACTAATTAAAATCCATTCAGCAAAAGCAACTAACAGTTCACGTTGTTGGCTAACATTGTGTATATTTAATGCCTTACTTATCATTTCCATTGCCATAGTCTGTGATATGGTGGTGTTTAACCAATTATGTTTGTACTTATCACAAACGTCATTGTATATTTGTTTTTGTTGTTCAGTATATTCCATTTTTATTAATTTTAGTTATTATTCATCGGCACTAATCATACACTTTTAAGTTGTGTGTAATGCTACTTACTTGCTTTTTTAATATATTTGTCTGCTTTTTTTTCACTCGTAAACATTTTACTACACCTTTCTGTCATTGTTTCATAATGAACATACCAAATTCCCTTACTTACTTTTTGTTTTGTAAACATATTGTATTATTTATAGTTAATAATCTGTACTACATGCTTGATTCATTTCTTCTTTCCAGCTTTTAGCCCATAATTCAACATTAGTAATTTTTGCTTCATTATTTTCACTATTATTTACAATAGTTTCTATTAAGTCATTAAATATTTTTTGTTCAGTTCTCATCTACTTATTGCTTATCAATTAAGTTCACTATTTTATTGTCGTCTTCGTAAGAATGTATCTGCCATTTAAAAGTCGGCTTAGGCAATGGAAACCTTAGAGTGTCCCAATTTGCACTATCATTTGTATTTGCTATTAAGTCATTGCTTAAACTCACGCCTACATTCATAAATCCTTTTGGTAATTCTACTTTTATTTTAGTCATATTTATTAATTTAAGTTAATTTATTCGTTACTTTTCATACACAATGCGTTGTAGAGAATGCAAACTAAAAGTAAGCGTCCATACATTTACTACATACCGCAACAGTTTCTCCGTGTGTATTTGTATAGTGGTCGTATTCGTGTTTGCAACTTAACAGTTCGCTATCGCTTTTATAATACTGTATAGCATTAATAGCTTCATACAGTTTTTCTATGCCAAATATTTCAAGTACTTGTTTTCCTTTTTTATCCATTTTATAGCTTTCTAAAGCAATTAAATGTTCTTTTGCTAACTCTGTAAATTTTTCTTTGCTTACATTCATAATTTTACATTCCAGCTAATAAACGGCCACATTCTTCTGGGTCTTCTAATGTTTTCCATAGGCTTTTAAGTTCGGCCTTTACTTTTTTAAGTTCTCGCTCTGTAGCCTTGGCTTTGTCTGTTTTGTTTTTTTCTCGGCCAGCTTTCAGGCCAGCATTAAATGCACGCTCGGCCACTATCTTAAAGTTTAAAGCCATATCGTATTTTTTTGAGTATTCTTTTGCAGTCATCTATTCCAAATTTTATGCTTTCTAATTTACCTAATCTTTTTTCCATGGTTTTTTGTTATTAATCTAACAATACCATATAAGCTTCAATGTTATTTTTACGAAACCAGTTTAACGCTTTTTGAAATTCACTGACTTGTTTAGGTGTAACAGTTTTAGGTGCTACTTCAAATACATATTGGCTACCCATAATAAAGTCGTATATAGAGAGCTCAAGACCGTTAAGTGTATAGCATTCGCCACTGAATGGGTTGGTTACTGTTTCGCCTTTACTGTATATGGTTCCTTTAAACCACTTAGGTACTGTTTGTTTTTTAGTTTTCATCTTTTAGCTCATTAAATATTAGTTCACCTTTAACTGCTCTCTTGATAGTTAAGCCATAGTGATTAGCTATGATCTCATATCTATTTCTATCTTTAACAACATCAACGGCATACGCTAAGTACTTATAATCGTCACTTGTGTCTATATTTATAAATCCGCAGTAATGCTCGTCGTCTTTATTAAATTGATAGTCTTGAGAGATCATTTCTATGTACTGTAATGGGTTTATAGGAGTAACTATTTTATGGTTATAACCTTCATTAAGTAGTTCATCTATAATTTCGTCTTCCATTTTAAATAATAGATCTTCGTAGTGTCTAGTGATAGCATCTTCAATAATATCTTCACAGTCGCAGTATATACGGTTGTAGTCTGGTATTGTTTCGTATAGCACATCGCAAAGATCACCGTCATAATAGTATACATCTTCACTTATACTTATGCGATTTGTATCAGCGGAAGCTATCCATACAGAGTAGCCGTCAGCGGTTGACTCTTCGTATATGCTGAAGTCAGGGTTTTGCCATTGATCTGTTATCTCGCACTCATAGTGTGCAAGTACTTGGTTTCTAGCATGCTCGTCGTCGCATCCTTCGATCCAACCTTTGTCAGCCATTCTCTGAGTTATTAACGCATCGGTTATAAATTTATTCTTCATCTGTTTCTATTAATTTAGCGATGTATTGCCACACCTTTAATTCTATTTTATTACTGTTTAATACTATATCCATCTCGGTAGATGTAACACCACCGTAGTTGCCTGTACGTATGTCTTCTTTGTTTTGCTCGATTGTAATCAAGAGCATAGACATTTTAGCGAAAGCTTTGTCGCTAGCTCGTAGTTGTAGTTCTTGCTTAGTCATCGCCGTCTATTAGAATGTTATCGCCGAATCTGTAATCCCACGCTGATACTCTGAGTGCATTTATATTACACATATCGTATATATCTCTGATCTCCTGTATGGTTAGCTCACCATACCATTTGCTACTTTCTAGTTTAGCAATAATTCTTGTTGACGTAAACTTGTAGTCACTTTGTTTAATAAGTTTGATGTACTTAGGTTTGATTGATTGTAGTAAATTATTCATGCTATTTGTATTTTAAATTCATATATATTATCGATCGGTAGTCGTGTTTAGTTTGTAATTAATCTTGGTATTTTTTAAGTGTCATACTGTTTACTTTATCAATGATCTCATTACCTACCATAGTGAAATAACCGGGTGCATACAATGATCTTTTACCTTCAGATTCAGTAGCTAATACATCTGTTTCTGCTTCTTGAATAGCGTGTTTTAACGCTGTTTGGATGAAATACTTTTCAAATCCGTTAAATTTTGTCTTACTCATTTTACTATAATTTATTTATTATTATTTTTCTTCATCTTTTGATTGCCATAGCATGTCCAGAATTTTTGGTGCTACCATATATTTACCATCCCAAAATAGTATTATTATTATTAAGTTTATATAAAACATTAAAAGTACTAAAAAAGAAGCTATAGCCTTAATTATAAAGTTTAATAGTTTAGTCATTTTATTTAATTTTAAATTAGCGGACGTACGGGAATCGAACCCGTTTGAAGTTATCTTCGTTACCATATCGTCCTACCCCAGACATTTCCTAGCCACATAGTGGAGACGTTATTTATTCGCTGGGTTTGTTAACATTCCTGAGTTCATAACGATCCCTCACCAGTTCAGTTAACTTTTATAAAGAAGCGTGATCGGCGTCTAATACATTTTCGTCATTAGATATACCGGCCGGTCCACCGATGTTTGCTTCCGTATTACATTTATATTATCATTGGGTGATCGTGTTTCGTTTGTACATTATTTCGATCGCACGTTGCATTACTTGTTGGTGTATAGCATTGTATTCGTCACCGTCGGCGGGATAATCGCCTAGTTGCCAGTCAACACTGTCTTCCATTAGTTCAAGAGTTATGTTAGCGACGCTCTCCGCTATTTCGTATAAGTTTCTTTTATTGCTCATATATTCTAGTTTTTAATTCATTTACTTTTTCTTGTAAGTACCAATCATCTTCATAGTTGAGGTTGATGTACATTGATAGTTCTTGTAGTAGATCCGCTGTTAACTTCATACTATTGTTTTTTTAAGTAAGTTAATCCTTTGTAGTTGAACCACTCAGTTATACCTTCTTGATCTTTATCTTCGTTGTAGATAAAACCGAACGTTGATGGTAACTCACCGACAAGATATGGTTTGTATACTTTACCGTTTAATACTATTTGTTTTGAGTGGATAAATTTAATTGTATTTTTCATTATATTAGTTTTAGATTCGTATATATTATCAATCTTTAATCGTATTCAGTTTGTAAAAATCTTTTACCGCTTTTTCGGTTAATGGTTTTAAGCTTTTATGGTATTCTACATTATCTATGTAGTAGTCGATCGCTTCTTGCATTCGTTTTTCAGTGAACTTTGTAAACACGCTTACATCTGTGTGCTCGAGTAGATCAACGTCATTGCATTGGTACATTGTTGACGTGACATCTCGCCAATTTGTTACTCTAATTTCTTTATATGAATATCCTCTATGTTCCATTATTTACATTTATTGTTACTTCTACCCAGCCCTTTTCAGAGTGACCGGCGTATACTCTTAAGCCGTCATTCACTAGTATATCTACTAATTTTTGCGCTGCTCGCCAAAGACTTGGTTCTGGCATTTCATCGTGTTCGTCGTCGTACATTACTTCGCCTCTACATTGGTAGAATATGTCATCTACATCGTTTTTTACTAGTTCAAATTCCCAACCGTTTACGGTTATATTTTCACATAATTCCATAGTTAATTTCTTATTGCCCAGGCCGCTGCGGTGCCAAGATCGGTTAATACTTTGTTGACTCGCTTTAGTACAAATAGTACTTTGTGTGTAAATTTTCTCATAATTGTTCGTTTACTTTAATTAATACCTCTCTTACGTCTTCTCGGTGATCGTACTCGTCTAAGTAGTCATATAATACTTCTTTTACTATATTCCACTGCCATTCCTGTATTTTAATCATTATACTTAGTTTTTAAATTCATTAATATTATCGATAGGTGATCGTATTTAGTTTGTAGTCACTGGTTGGTTGTAGTGATTCCACAATTTAGTGTGGGAGAATGATCTACCTTTACTACCCGATCCTTTACCTTTAGTTTTTACTTTTCGGTATTCTTTCGCTGTCAACCCTGAACAATATTCACCCTGAGTTACCGTTTTGCGGTGTTGTATAGCATCCGCTTTTCTCTTTTGTGCGACGTATGCACACGCTTCTTTCATTGTCATCATAGTTTACTTTTTTATTTTAGTTCTTATAGATTCACACGCATCTAACCGTTCTTGCCACATATCACCTCTTAAAGTGCGGTCTTCCATTAAATCCGTTATGTGTTCTTCCATATGGTCTAGAGCGACCAATAACACGTTCATTTCTCTATTTGTTAGTTTCATATTATACTTTATTATTATTTATTAACCACATTAACTGTGCATACTCTTCATACTCTTGTTCGCTATTAAATCCGTGATATTCTCTCATATTTAGTTTGTTACTTGTTTTAACAATTCATTCGCTAATTCTTCTTCTGTTTCGCCATCTTCCAAAGTACAGTCTATTTCGACGAATTCTTGGATTTTTTCGTAAAGATCTTCACCCGAAAGATAAGAACTTAAGAATTGAAAGTGATTGATGGTCTCAGGGTTAAAGTAGTATTTTGTAGTTTTCATTGTTATTATTTTTAAATTCACATATATTATCGTTAGGTGATCGTATTTGTTTTGTAAAGGTGTAAAAATATTAGTGAGTAAAAATAGTAGAGAAAGTATTACAACACCTCTCAAAGTGAGTAAAAGTAGGTAATTTCACTACAAATAGAGTGTTTTTTAGTTAATTTGCCTACAAAGTGGAGGTTTTTAGGTGATTTTCACTTAAGATCGTAGCATATTGGGTGATGTATAGCATTTAAACGTCGTGTAGGGCGGAGTCTACTCTTCCGGTGTATAGCAAAATACCCAGGCCAAGGTCTCGCAACGGAACATCCGAAGCGGAAAGGTTAAAAAGTGTGACGTTAGCTTGTTATATTAATATAATAGTAGGCTATTGTCACGTTTTTAGGGGTTGATCCTAAGACTACTTTTCAGTAGCCTCAGTTTCAATTGTTACACGATCTGACAGATGTCTCGTGTTAGCCGGCATATCTGTCGACTGTGACCAGTACCCTCGTTTGATCCAACATGGCATGATGTTTAGTTTCGGGAGCATTAGTTCCAGTACTTCATCGTGGTTGTAAGTTACTTTGACACTTGGCTTTGTCTTGGTCGCTTTCGTGTTGAAAGTTATGATTTGATTTCGGCCGAGCCATGATTTACGGACTACGAAGTTGGCTCTTGTGATCGGTGGGAAGATAGTCGCTTTTTCTTCGTTTGACATTTTTGCGATCGCGTTTGTAATTAATTCTTGATTTGACATAATTTAAATTTATTTAGTTATTATTATTTTATTTGTTATTCACTTATATTATCGAATAGTCTTCGTGTTTAGTTTGTATATTCTTTTTCAATTTCTATTAGAACTTTAATATATTCGTTTAGATCTTTTTGATTTACTATTTTTACTATTTTTTCAATTTTTAATAATTTTTCTAAGTTATTCATAATTTATATTTTATTTGTTATTCACTTATATTATCGAAATAAGATCGTATTTAGTGTGTATGCTATACAGCGTATGCTATACGCGTGCTATACAGCCTTCGGCTAACGCCTCCGGTCCTGAGCATTACTCAGTCGTGTTCCAGGCTTTGAGCTGAGCCGCGATCAGTTGCTGTTCCCTGGCCTGATCCTTGGTCTGGTCTCCGATCCAGATACATTGCACGTAACTGGTTCCATCTGGTCTGGTTCTGATTTCTGATCTGTACATATTATATATTTAGTTGTTTATACTTTTTACAATCCTCTTCACTTCCTTGAAATACAACATCGTCTTCAATGTCGACCACTTGGTAGATATCATCGTATGGATATAAACTTATTATATATAATTTCTGATTTTTCATAATTATTATTATTTTAGATTCACTTATATTATCGAATACCGATCGTATTTAGTTTGTTAGGGGGTTATTGTTTTTATTTATATTGTTGTATTAATTTGTTGATATCATTTAGATTTGAAAAGTGGTAATGATATATAACTTTTTTTGTTTTAGAGTTTAGTATTGTAAAATCATACATTTTATGTTTAGAGCAATAATAAATTTGAAAGAAAGTTTTGTTTTGAAAAATTGAATTTGAGATTGTCATTTGTATATTTATTTAAGATTCATATATATTATCAAATACCAATCGTATTAGGTATGTATGCTATACGCATATGCTATACGCTCCGCGTTGCTCCGCGCCAGGATCCCAGCACAAAAATTAGGATCAGGATCTCGGACCCGAGCCAACAGCCAAGCCACAGCCGGGAGTCAAACAGCCAGGATCCAGATGCCAGCACACAGCACCTCAGCCCTGCGCCCGATAGCAAGCCTGAACCTGCACCGCAAACCGCACCGAAAAGCCGAAACCGTGCGCCAAAGCCGAAAAAAAGACCGGGGGCCCCTCGATTTAAAACGCGTTTCCCTATATCGTTGACCCAAAATAAATATGGTGTAACCCCATTGCTCTCTATTTGCAACGTTTTTTTATTTCATAAAGTGTGACATTAGCTAGTTATATATATTAATAAGAGGCTATCGTCGCGTTTGTGAGTATTGTAAAATTTAGGTATAACATGTAAGTATATAATGTATACGAAAACAACATTATGGCAAAACCAAGAAGAAAAGGCGGACCGAAGCAAAAATTAAGTCCAGCAGCAGCGAAGGCTAAAGCAATCAGAGATAAGAAGTACGCTATGACCGACAGGAGAAGGAGATTTAAGGCTGAGAGTCAAAGAAAGGATTGTCCTAAGGGTTACGATTACGACCATAACACTAAAAAATGTGTAAAAGCGTCGTTTAACCGAGGCGGTACGCAGAGTAAGAGTAAGAAAGACGGTACTAAGGCGGAAAGAAGACAAAATAAAAGATAAACATGGCAATAATATATTCATATCCTTACGATCAGACTATAACTGATACAGATGCTTGGGTAGGTACTGACTCCGTCAATAGACAAACGAAGCAGTATACGGCTAAAGCAGTAGCGGACTACCTGAATATAAACGGTAAGGTGGCAATTGCCGGTCAGATGAACTATCAGTTTGTACAAGACCCTTCTTTTAAAGCAGGTACTTTTGCTTTTGCAGCCGGACAGGGTGATGACACACCTTGGTCAAGTATTACGTCTATAGTTATATCAAACATGGACCTATCTGGTCAGATTGTTTCACCTTTCTTAGAGTATTTAGTAGATGAGCAAGTACTGTTCCAAGATGTAGCCGGTAAGGGTTCATTTGGGCATTATATAATGAGAGGGTACACGCAAATTGGTACAACTAACTTTTATACATTAACATTAGAATATTTAGGAGGTAATGGATCTATAGATATGGATCACTATTATACTCTTGTAAACTTTTATCTAGAACTCGGTGCTACAGGTGTTGACAGCGTTAGAGCTCTTGATACTGAGTTTATAGACATGACACCTGCGTCGCCGCAAACAGGTAACGTAGAAGTTACAGCATCATTGTCAGCTACTGGTACGCCTGATGATACTAAATTCCTTAGAGGAGACAACGTTTGGGCTAGAGCGAACGAAACATATACATTTGCACAAGCATCGGCAAGTGCAGTGTGGACTGTTCAGCATAACCTAGATAAGTTTCCTTCTGTAACTATGGTTTTGTCTACCGGGCAGAAAGGTTACGGAGATATAGTATACATCGATGAAAACAATTTAACAATAACCTTCGCTTCTGCTGAATCAGGCAAAGCATATATGAACTAATTATGGCAATACCTTTTTTAAATAACATTAATCTTAGCGATAATCAATTACAAAACGCTAAGCTACATATCACCGGTACGGCACCAACAGCTGCAGCGGCGCAGATATACTTTGACAGTAGTGATACAATAGCTAAGTACTATTCCAATGCAACAGACACTTGGGTAAGTTTAGTTCAAACTGATTTTGCAAATGGTACTTATGTAAGTCTAACAAACAGTGGAACATCGGTAAAAAGATCTTACACCATAGATTTATCTGCCACTGGAACCAAAGATGCAACAACATATTTAAGAGGAGATAACACATGGGCTGCTTTAGCTGATATATACAGCTGGAACCTATCTGCCAACGGTGGAACCGCTGAATCTGTAGAAGATAATGAAACGGTTGATTTCATACAAGGAGGTACTACAACAATAACTAGATCAGGTAAGGATATAACCATATCTTCAGCAGATCAATTTGTAGGTACGTTAACCGGTATTGGCGCGGGTACTTATATAACTATAGATAATACAACGCCTGCTGTTCCAATTGTAAACGTAGAAGGTACGGAGGCTGCAACTGTAAGTAAGTTAGTAGCTAGAGATTCTAGCGGCTATGGTTATGTAGAAACGCCTGCATCAGGTGATAGTTCAACTAAAATAGCAACTACCGCATTTGTTCAAGATGCTGTTACGGGATTACTGGAGTTTAAAAGTGGTTTCAATGCTAGCACCGGAATAATAGCTGATGGCTCTGGAGACGATTTATATACAGACAGAGCAATTGCCGTAGGAGATTACTACGTAGTTACAGTAGCAGGAGACTTTTTTGGTAATGCAGCAACTCCTTTAACACCTGGTGATTCTGTTATAGTTCAAACAGATCAAGCTGCTGGTAGTGCTACAGAAGCGGATTTTATAGTAGTACAATCAGACACAGATTTAGCTACATTAACAACAGTAGGTATTGGTAATGTAAACGCCGGTACCGGAATAAGCGTTGCTTATGCATCAGGTACGGCAACTGTAACAAACACAGATACAAATTCTTCAAACACATATGCGGTAACAATAACAGATACGGCAACCATAACTCACAGCTTAGGAACTAAAGATGTTATTATACAGCTTTATGATGTAACAACTGATGAAACTGTTTACGCAGATGTTGAAAGAGGATCTACTTCTGAAGCAACAATTACATTTGCTGCAACACCAACTAATAGCGTTAGAGTTTTGGTACAGAAGATAGGTTAATAATAATAAAATTTAATACATGAAGTTTAAAAGTAATATAGAAGTACAGGCTGGTATAGAAGATTCATCTGGTTCAGCTGGAACCGCTGGGCAAATACTTTCTTCACTAGGGCCTGTAGCTAGCGTAGATGGTGTTGATTGGATAGATCCAGCTAACATAGTTACGTCGGCAACAGATGTGATTATAGAGTGTAAAAACACTTCAGGTGTTACTATAGCAAAAGGTACACCAGTATATCAAACTGGTAACGTCGGCGCTACGGCTGTAATAGAGGTTGCGGTAGCTGATGCTTCTGACGAAGATAAAATGGCTGCTATTGGACTTTTACAGTCTGACCTTATAAATAATGCTTTTGGATATGTAGTTGTAACAGGTGGGCTTTTAAATATAACTACTTCACCTATAGACGGTGTAACACCTACAACTGGAGATACAATATATGTAAAACCCGGAGGTGGACTTACCCTTACAAAACCAACAGGAGTTAATTTTATACAAAACGTAGGTTTAGTTGGTAAAGTATCTGGCGGTAATGCTGGATCAATCACTGTATCTTCTATAATGAGGAGCAACGATGTGCCAACACCTTTATATATAGACCACGATAATCAACGTTTAGGTATAGGAACTACAGCTCCTAGTGCTAAGTTAGATATATCAACTACTGGTACAGGTGATTCTATGATAATCCGTAACGACGACGCCTCTAGTTCCGCAGCTCCGGTGTTTGTGCTTAAAAGAGATAGTTCCTCTCCTGCTAACGGAGATTATTTAGGTCAATTAAAATTCAAAGGAGAAAACGACGCTAGTCAAGAAATAGTATATGCTAAAATAACAGCTAAGATATCTGATGTTACAGACGGTACAGAAGATAGCCTTATAGAAACAGCTGTAAAAAGTGGAGGTTCTAACCTTATAGTATCTAGACAAACAGGCACGGATTTAAAGTTAATAAATGGTGTTGGACTGGAAGTAGATGGAGACGCAACTTTTGCAGGTACAGTAACAGCACCAACTTTTTTAGGTGACCTAAACGGTACAATAAACACAGCAACTACAGGTGTAACTCAAACAGCTGGTAATAACTCTACATTAATAGCAACAACAGCTTATGCGGATGCAGCGGCAGCAGCGGTGGATCCTTCAGGAGTTTATCTACCTCTTGCTGGTGGTACAATGACTGGTGATGTAATTTTTCCAGGAGAAGAAGCTAATAGTTTTAAGATAGCTTTCACTGGAGCAAGTGCAAGTTCTGGTTTATCTACGATAGATCAATCTGGAGCAGGATTATATATAGGAGCAAACTCAAGAGTAAATAATCAAGGTAGTGTTGTTTTTGACGATACATTATTACCAAGTAGTGGAATTTATTTTGATGGATGGGATGGTGATGATATGAAGTTTTACACAGGCTCTTCTGGAAACCCCATCAATAGATTAACCATACAAGCAGATGGTGATGCTATTTTTACCGGCAACGTGGGTATTGGAACGACTAGTCCTAGCGCAAAGCTAGATATTTATGGCGATTCAAATAGTAGCGACAATATGGTTGAGTTAATTAACTCAAAATACGATAGTACAAATACGACTGGAGAAACAGGTATACTATTTGGGTGGAATAATCACGTTGCTGCAAGAATAACCGCGTTTAAAGAAGGTACTACAAATAGAACAGGATTTAAGATTATAGGTGAAGCTGGATATAATACCCCCACTACAATAGCTACGTTTAGGTCTACAGGAAAAGTAGGTATAGGAACGACTAATCCTAGCAGTAAGTTGCACGTATTAGGTGGTTCTGGAGATGATATAATAGCAAGGTTTAAAACAACAGGAACAGGCACAAGTGATTACTCTGAAGTTCATATATTAAACGATAATGATGATAGTTTAGTACTTGGTTCTATAGGTAGTAATTATACTAATTCTGCTTGGGCCGGAATGAGATACGTATATTCTACAGTTGGAGACTTAGGCTTAAAGGCAACGGCAAGTGATGGGAATGTAAGAATATACGCGGGCGGAGCTGGAGACGAAAGAATGCGTATCACTTCTTCAGGCAACGTTGGGATCGGAACTACCACTCCTCAAGCAGATTTTGTAGTTTCTCATCAAGATACTTCAGGTATTGAGATAGAGGCAAATTTCCAAATGGGAGTTAATAATATTTTAAGTTTTGATAGAACAGCAGGCGCACTTGCTTACGAAACAATGAGGCTTGCTGCTGGTGATTTTTGGTTTGTTGTGCTAGGGGTAGAAAGAATGCGTATTGATAGTTCAGGGTATGTTGAAATAAAAAATAATGCAGGGAATGCAAATGCTTCATTAACATTAGCAAATTCAGACTTAAGTATAGGTATAAATCAAGCAATAGGTTATCTAAATTTTAAATCAAATGACCTATCAGGTGGCACATCAGCAGGCGGTGTTGGTGGAGTAGGTGTTTATTCTGAAACTGAATATAACACAGGTAACACCCCAAGTTATATGAGTTTTTATACTCACTCAAATACCAATAATACAGGTACAATTTTAGGAAGTGTCACAGAAAGAATGCGTATTGACAGTTCAGGCAACGTCGGAATCGGGACGACTAGTCCTGCTCAACCATTTCAAGTAGACGCTGGAAGTAATATAGCTTCTTTTAGGTCTGTTGGAACAGGTGAAAATAATAAAGAGCTGCTAATACAGACTGGAGGGGATAGAGTTATACTTGATGCTAAAAATGCAGACGACGGCACCGCTACGTCTTTAGCCTTTGAGTTAGGAAATTCAGAAAAAGCTAGACTAACAACAACAGGGTTGGGGATCGGAACGACTAGTCCTAGTAGTGAACTTACAATCGGGGCAGATACGCCACAGATTGATTTACTTAAGACTAGTAGTGCTGATGTTTTAGCCAATATTAGAGCAGAAACAGACGCAGGGTCTGGTGGTAAGTTAGTATTTCAAACTAAACGAAACGGCAACACCGCGCTAGACAGAATGACCATTGATGATGATGGCAACGTTGGTATCGGAACAGATAGTCCTGATAAACCTTTACACATACAAACCAACAGTAGTGCTTATGGTAGTATGCGTATACAAAGAGATTCTACTACCCAAGGAGAGACTAGTATAGGATTTTTTGGTAAGTCTGATACTCCAAACAATGAGGCTTGGGTTATTGGAGAAAATGGATGGGGGCATACTGGAAAATTTGTAATTGGAAATGAAAATGGAGGTGCAGGTGGAAATGTTAGAATGCTTATACAAAGAGATGGTAACGTAGGTATAGGGACGACTAGCCCTGACACAAAATTGCACGTAGAAGGTAATTTATTGGTTGACGCTTATAGCCAAGGTGAAGACAATGGTATATTTTTAAGAGAAGGATTTCTTACAATTGATCAGCCATCAATTACAGTTTGGGATATGAGCAATAGCGGTGCGTCGCCTGATGGTTTATCAATTAATGCATACGATGGTATTAGGTTTAGAGAAAATGGAGGTGAAGTTGCAAGGTTTAAAGATGGCAACTTTGGTATTGGAACGACTAGTCCTAGTGAAAAGTTGGATGTAAGTGGAACATTTGGTGTTTCTGATTTACCTTTTAATACAGACTCAGTTTCTGTATTAGTAGCGGATGAAATAACGGGAGTAGAAGAAGTTACTAATGGTAGCTTTGCTACTGATGCTGATTGGAATAAAAATTCTAACTGGACCATAAGTGGAGGTACTGCAAATGCAGACGGAACAAGTAATAGCGATATGAATCAAATACCTGTTAATGGCAACCCTGTTGTTGGCGAAGTATTTAGAGTTTCATTTGAAGTAACCGCAAGAACACAAGGTCAAGTAAGAATAATATATGGAGGTGCTTCCACAGCTTTTGTAACAGTAGTTGGTAAGTATGAATACATAATTACAGCCACAACTACCGACAGAATTAGAATACAATGTAACAGTAGTTTTATAGGGTCTGTAGATAATCTTTCAATAAAACAAATAACCTCTGCAAGTAATCAAATACAAAAAAGAGAATTAGGTGCTGGTGCATTTGGACCAACACCTGTAGGAGCTTACTTACCACTTTCAGCTGGAGCTAGTTATCCCTTGACTGGTGATTTATACCAAACAATGGGCGCTATAGGCGTGGCTCAAGCAGACCAAGATTATATAGCTAAAATATACGAATTAGACTCAGATGGTTTTCTGTCGTTATATACTGGGCAGTCAACACCTTTAGAAAAAGTAAGAATTAGCTCTTACGGTGATAGCTTTTTTGTTCCAGCAAATAACGGCAACGTCGGTATAGGGACGACTAGTCCTGGTCAAAAGCTAGATGTTTCTGGAAATATAGCATCAAACAGTATATATCTATATGATTCTACATCAAATGATAGGCTTGTATTAGATTTAGATGGATCTGATAATCTTCAAATATCAACAGGAACGTCAACAGGTTCTAGGGGGATTACATTTCTTACAGAGAATTCAGAAAAAATGCGTATTTTATCAGGTGGTAACGTTGGTATAGGAACGACTAGTCCTGATACGCTACTTGACGTTTCAAGTGCAAGCTCCGGAACAACTGCTCCTGCTATAAGAATAACAAATACTTTAAGTACTGGTGATTGGTCAGGAGTTACAAGCGATTTAGGTAGATTTGAATTTTTCACAGATGACACTTCTGGAAATGCACCATATACTTTAGGGTACATTGGAATAAAAAATGATTATACAATAGGTACTCCAACTTTGCCCAGCGGGGCAATGGTGTTTGCAACAGCTACTTATAATGCTTCAGGTGGAGCTGTGGAAAGAATGCGTATCAACTCAGATGGTAACGTAGGTATAGGAACAACTAGTCCTGATGCTTTATTAGACATGGAAGCTGCTACTAATCCAACTATTAGGTTAACAAATTCAACAAATCCATTAGGAGCAGCGGATGTAGGTACTTTAGAATTCTTTACTAAAGATGCTTCTACGGGCGCATCAAGAGTTTTATCTTCTATAGTATGTCTTAATGAAGCTGATTCACCTTCAGTACCTGATGGTCAACTTGTTTTTAAAACATCATTAGGTGGCGCAAATGCAAATCCTGCCACGGAAAAAATGCGAATTGATGCTAACGGTAACGTAGGTATAGGAACGACTAGTCCTAACTCTAACGGAGGGGCAAGCGCAAGGGTATTACACATACATGGTTCTAGTTCTGGGGATTGGGCTGTTACTCATTACACAAATAGTGACACAGGACTGGCAGCTGATGACGGAACTGTAGTAGGGGTTATAGGTAGTTCTAAGGATATGTATATGTTTAATTACGAAGATTCAAACATAATACTAGCCACAAATAGTAGTGAAAGAATGCGTATCGATTCATCTGGAAATGTAATGATGGGTAAAACCAGTCAATCAGGTAATGCGGCTTTAACTGTTAAAAGTACAGCAGGTGGTAACACTGGTATAATTTTAGTTGAAGGAGATACTACTAATGACGGATGGGGAGTGTACGCTACAACAGCTAATAAATATATTATAACAAGATTTACAGATGGTTCGTATTCAGATAAATTTACTATTTTAGAAGGTGGTAACGTAGGTATAGGAACGACTAGTCCTAGTCAAAAACTATCTGTTAGTGATGGCATGCATGTAACTATAGCTAGTGCTACCGCAGCTGATACTAGTGGAGATTATACAGTTTCAATAGGTGCAAATAGTGGGTCTAAATCTCTAATTACAGAAGGGGACGCTACTTTTGCAGGAACAGCTACGGCAACAAACTTTATATTATCCTCTGATGAAAGACTAAAAGAAAATATTGAAGAAGTATGTGATAATAGAGTTAAAGCAGATTGGAAAACTTTTGAATTAAAAACAGAGAAAGGACAGAAGAGATACGGTGTTATAGCCCAAGAGTTAGAAAAAACAAACCCTGAATTTGTAAGAGAAGACAACCAAGGATTTAAGTCTGTTGCTTATATAGATTTACTAATTGCTAAAATTGCTGAGTTAGAAGCAAGATTAGAAAAACTAGAAAGATAATGCCAGGAGTACCGAATACAACAGATTTTTCATTAGCGGACGTTATCGCAGCAGTACTTCCATCTTCAAATGACCTGCAAGAATGCTTTAACGATGCGGTTGATGACGCTTTTGACTCTACTTACGGACCTGGTGATAAAAGTAATTTACTTCAATTCAGAAATTATGGTAATGATATAGCTGCTCAAAATCCGGTGTACATAGGAGGTCAATACGGAACAGATGCTTGTGGAGCCACTAGAAACACTTTAGTTTGGAAAAATAAAAATCCTAGCTCTGTAGAAAATGGAGATAAGTTTTGGGTTGACAATAACGGGTCTCCAGGCAATCCTTTTCCAGGTCAGTCTTTTTTAAGCTACACTTGCTTTACAGGTTTAAATGCTGTTACTTTCAATCTATCTAGCTCAGGTATTGCTTCTAATGTAGAATTTTGTAGCTTACCATCTTTAGTTTTAAGTGATGTATATTACTATTTAACCGGTAGTACTTTTTCTACACCCGTAGATTACTACTATAGTAGCAACATTGGAGACGCTAGCAACTTGTCGTCAGGAGATATTTTATATACAGACGCAGCGCTCACGACACCTTTAGGTACACATAGCGGTTATGGATCTAATATTAGGTATTTACAGAATGGAGCAGCTACTACTACTACTATATGTGGAGCTAGTTCTACTGGACATATCAATATTAGTAGCAACAACACTGGTGTTATACAGGGAGTGAACTGCGGAGTCGTGTAACGAATAAATAAATAAATAAATAAATAAATAAATAAAAACAAAAATTATGACAACTTACAATTGGAATTGCAAAACAGTAGATTGCTACCCAGAACAAGACAACGAAGCGGATGTAGTGTACAATGTGCACTGGATTGTAACAGGTGTGTCAGATGAGGTAGATTCAAAAGGAAATCCTTACTCAGCTACAAGCATTGGAACACAAACTCTAGACACAAGTCAGATAACAGAGTTTATACCGTTTGATCAATTAACAAACGATGAAGTAGTTGCTTGGACTAAGGGAGCAATGGGTGACGAACAAGTTGCTAGCGTTGAAGCAAGCATACAAAGTCAGATAGATAGTTTGATTACGCCTACAAGTGTTACATTGACTATCGGAGATCCTGTACCGCCAACACCTGAGGCTGAAGAGCCGCAAGAGCCTGAGGTTGAAGATTAATTAGGTAAAAATCGAAGAAAACGAGTAATAATACTCGTATACCTGAAAAGGGTGAATTAAATCAAATCAAATTAAATTAAATATGAACGGAATTGTCAAAAACTTGAACTTTGGTGACGATGCTAGAGATCAAGTATTTAAAGGAATAGAAAAATTAGCAAATGCTGTCAGCTCTACATTAGGGGCTGGCGGTAAATGCGTGATGCTAGAAGACAGTACAGGCAAACCTGTTATAACAAAAGATGGTGTTACTGTAGCTGATTCTATAATATTGTTTGACCCAGTCGAAAACATGGGATCTACACTGTTAAAAGAAGCTGCTAGGAAAACTGTTCAAGAAGCAGGCGACGGTACTACTACCGCAACTGTTTTAGCACACGCTATATTAAAAGAAGCTTATGCTGTTTCAGAAAAGAAAAATGCCAGAGAAATAAAAGATGGTATTAATTCTGCAGTTGAAAAAGTAATTAAGTATTTAGAAAAGCTAGCGGTTGACGTGAAGGGAGACATGTTAGATAATATAGCTTCTATATCCGTTAACAACGACAATGAATTAGGTTCTATTATAGCTGATGCGTTTAGATCTGTAGATAACACAGGTATTGTAATGATGGAAACTGCAGGTGACGGTAAAACTGTTTCTGAATTAATTGAAGGTGTACCTTATGATAAAGGTTTAACAAATTCTCATTTCATTACAAACGAACAAACAAAAACAGCTGAATTAGAAAATCCATTAGTATTAATTATGGAATCCCCGGTTAATACTATAAGAGATATACAAAAAGTGCTGGAGTACGTAATAAAAAACAATAAACCTTTGCTTATTATAGGCGATTTAGAACAAGGTGTTTTATCAACTCTGGCTACCAATAAAAAGAAAGGTAATCTAAAAGTAAATGTAATCAACGCTCCTACTTATGGTATTAGCAAACGTGAAGTACTTGAGGATCTTTCCTTACTAACTGGTGCTACAATAGTTAACGAAGATTTAGGTGATGACCTTGATTCAATTGATGTAGAGTATTTAGGATCTTGTTTAAAAAGTGTTACCTCGCATGAGGACACTGTTATAACGGTCTCTGAGGCATCCGAAAAAATAAAGGATGTAATACGTAGCATAAAAGAAAAGCTTACAAATAACACACTAAAAAGTTGGGAGGTTATAAAGCTTGAAAAAAGATTATCCATGTTAACCGCTAAAATTGCGGTGGTTAAAGTTGGTGCAAACTCTGAAGTAGAGTTAAAAGAAAAAACTGATAGAGTTGAAGATGCTATCTGTGCAACAAAAGCAGCTGTAAAAGAAGGTATTGTACCAGGTGGAGGCGTTGCATTATTAAATGCTTCAACATATATTAAAAGTAAAGGATTAGGTGAAGAAGTTTTATTAAGAGCTATAAAAGCCCCTTACTTTACAATATTAGAAAACGCAGGTATCACAGCGTCCGAACCACAAGATAAAGGTGTTGGTTTGAATGCAATAACAGGAGAACCTGTAGATATGGTTAAACACGGTATAATTGATCCGTTAATGGTAACCAAAAGTGCATTAAGAAATGCTGCATCTGTAGCTACTACAATATTATCAACTGATTGTGTAATTAATAATTTAAGAGCAAATGAAGGCGATAGGTAGAAACTTAATAATAAAGAAACAAAAAGAAGGAGTGGCCGCTACTAAAGGCGGTTTACTTCTTGCCGAAAAACAAAGGGAAGATATACGATACATTAAAGCATCTGTAATATCTCCTGGAGAAGAAGCAGCCAAAGCAGGTCTAAATGAAGGTGATTTAATTTACTACGATAGACACGCTGGTCACACAATAGAAATAGAAGGTGATCCGTATCAAGTTATAAAAATGCAAGATATAGTTGTAGTTTTATGAGAATAGATGCTAGTGATGTTAAAAAGTTAGGGTTATTAAAACACTACAGAATCATACGAAAATGGGCATGTAGAAATAATGACTTAAACGATGCTGATCTAGAGTTATTAATTTATTTAGATTGTTTAGACATGTTTACTAAGCAAGATTTTAAAACAGGTACGTTTTCATACAGTTGGAATAATAGAAGATGGAATAAGTTATTGAAGGAAGACTGGATCTCTGTTTGGCGAAAAAGAAATAGAACTACTCAAAAGTATCATATATATAAAGTATCATTTAAAGGCAAGCAACTTATAAATAGAATTTATAGGATTATGCTAGGTCAAGATGATATACCTACGAGTAGTAGAAACAGAATAATGAAAGGAAATACTTATACAGATAAAGTATTAAGTGTATCTATAAAAAACGTCAACAATGATAAAACAAGATGAAAACTTATTGGCTAAACCAATACTACAAAATCCAGGAGTACCTGTACCTTCAAATGAAATGGGTAATGCTAAACCTGTATTTAATCCAAATCAAGCTGCAAACGCTCAGTATGTATTTGGAACACCAGATCAAAGAGCTAAGAGCATGCCTCAAAGAGAAATAACACCTTTATATATGGAGGATTTATCTGGAGACGGTAAAATAACTCAAAAGGATATTGGGATAGCTCAAGGATGGATTAAACCTGAAAAAAAATAAATTTAAAAAATAAAGATATGGATAACATTAAAAACAAAGCATCAGGTCAGAACGCTATATGGGACGGACCATTAGATTTAGATTCATTGCCACAAGGTAAAGGTTCTAGCTCAGGACGCAAAGGAATGGAAATCTCTAAAGCACACTGCGGATGCAGCTCTATAAAAGGGCCTATCACGCAGCGAGCTAAATAATAACAGTATGTTATCTCAGGATGTGAAATTATACGTTATAAATCTAGCCACCATGGCAGTGACAATGACTAATATAGAAGTGTATTTAAAAATACTTTTATTGCTAGTGACAATAGGATATACATTATCTAAGTGGGTTAAATTAAAAGAATAAGATATGGCATACAAACAATCCCCTTTAAATATAAAGGAAGCCGCTTACGAAAAATCAAATCGTAAGATGCGAAAAGAAAACCCTGGTATGGGTAAACGTTTAACAAAAGGAACTAGTCCTCGTAGGGTTTCATTTGCCTGCAGGTTTGCGGGAATGAAAGGGGCTATGAAAGATTCAAAAGGAGAACCTACTAAAAAAGCAATGGCTTTAAAAAAATGGGGGTTTGGTAGTGTAGGCGCTGCAAGTAATTTTTGTCAAAAAAATAAATCTAAAAAGTAAATAATTATGAATTCATACAACAAGCAAGAAAAGAAAAACTTAATTAAAGACAATCCTGTTGCGGAAAAAGGATCTGCTATTAAAAACCTTAATAAAGGATATGGGTCTCAATTAGGTAAATCTCCATTAGCTATGAAAGGTTCTTGGATGTCTAAGCACTGTAAAAAGTAAGTTAATGGCTTTTAAATTACAAAATCCTCCATACGCTATAGATAACACACCTATTTATAGCGTAGATATGGAAGACGGCGTTTTAGGTAAAGCCAATAATAATGGTACTATTGTTATAAACAATAATTTATCACCAGCTAAATTAAACAGTGTTATAAACCACGAAAAAGTACACATAGATCAAATGAAGCGCGGTGATTTAGATTATGATGATAACAATGTATACTGGAAAGGTAAAAAATATTCAAGGGCTCAAATGAAAGAAGGAGCTAAAAACCTACCTTGGGAAGCTGAGGCATATAGAAAAGCAAAATAACAATGGCGTTTAAAATAAAAAGATTTATATCTCCTCTTCACATAGAAGAAGATCCTAAAAAACCAGCTGAAAAAAAACCAAAACCAGCAAAAGACGTTAAAGGATTTGATGAGCAGTTTGAAACTGTTAAAGCAAAATATCCAAAATCAGTAGTTACAAAAAGAAAAGGTAAACTAGGTTCTTACACTGTTAGAACAGATACAGGATCTTTTGGGTATACTCCAGGAAAACCAGTTGACTAATGAAAAAGATATTAGAATTTTTCAGTACTAAAGTGTTTAAACAAGTCGGTGATGTAGTTGATAGCTTATTTACCAGCGAAGAAGAAAGGCTAAATGCTAGAAATAAAATATTTAAAGTATTACAAGATGCTCAATTAGAGCTTCAGAAAATGCAGACAGAAATTATCGTAGCAGAAGCTAAAGGTAATTGGCTACAAAGAAGTTGGAGACCAATACTAATGCTTTCATTTGGTTTTATAATTATATATACTAAATTCATATCACAGCTGTCTACAAGACTTGTAACACCTGTTTTAGAGCCTGAATTTTGGCAGCTATTAGAAATAGGTATCGGGGGTTATGTAATTGGTAGAAGTGGTGAAAAAATAGTAGATAAGCTAGGGCCTTTATTTAAAAAGTAAAAAGATTAAAAACAAGTAATAATAGTAATAACAGTAACCAATTAAATTAAATAAAATGGGAAAATTAACAGATGAACAATTAAAGTCTATTAAAGACGCAACAGGAAAAATGAACTCTATACTTACAGAAGTAGGATTTTTAGAGGCAAGAAAAGCAGAATACCTAGCAGCACATTTTGAAGCTGTAAAAGAATTAGATGGTATTAAGGCTGAAATCAGAGAAGAGTATGGTGACATCACTGTAAACTTAGCTGATGGTACTTATGAAGAAGCTAAGCAAGAAGAAACAAAAACTCTTGAGATAGCGGAATAATGAGTTCTGTTGTAAGAAAAATAAGTATAGGTTCTGACTATAAGAATGACGCTATGCACTATTCAGTAGGGCAAAACGTTTATGGTGGACATACTATAGATTGCATACTACATGACACACAATCTAATTCTTACAGTATTTACATAAAGAAAGGAAATGAGGTGATGCCATGGAAGAAGTTTAACTCTAACATGGCAATATCCGTTGAGTATGATTTAGAATATTAAATGAGAAGTCTATACGATTTTATCGTCAAACCTATTGGCGATAGATACGATAACAAGGTAAAGCTAGGCGACGTTACATTAATACTAAACACTAAAATTGAAGACTTCAAGTCTGTAAACAATTTAGCTATAGTGGTTGAAACACCAAAAGCTTTTAAAACAAGTATAAAAAAAGGCGATATCATAGTAATACATCATAATGTATTTAGAGTTTTTTATGATATCCGAGGTAATAAGAAAAGAAGTAGATCTCATTTTAAAGATGACTTACACTTTTGTTCGGCAGATCAAATATATTTGTATAAAAATACAGGGGATTGGAAATCATTTGGAGACAGATGCTTTGTAATGCCTTTAAAAAACAAAGACACTTTAAGATCACAAAAAGAGCAAGACCTTATTGGTATACTAAAAATAGGTAATAGTTCTTTAAAAGCGCTTAATATCAATCCAGGGGACACAGTAGGGTTTACACCCGGCAGTGAATGGGATTTTATAATAGACGATCAAAGAGTTTATTGTATGAAATCTAATGATATTGTAATTAAGTATGAACACAAAAGAAACCAAGAAGAATATAATCCTAGCTGGGCAAAAAGCAGTTAAGGAGTTAATCAAAGTGGCAGAAGAAAAGATCGTTGACTCAGAAGATGATTTATCAGCTGACAGACTTAAAAATGCTGCCGCAACTAAAAAATTAGCTATATTCGATGCTTTTGAAATACTTGCTAGAATAGAAGAGGAGGATGAAAGATTAAATGAAAACCCAAAAGAAGCTAAGGAAGAAAAAGCTTTTAAAGGTTTTGCAGAAGGAAGATCTAGATAATGTACGAACAAACCTTAGTAGCAGTATTAAAAGACTATATTAAACCTAAGATATTAAAAAGGTTAAACAGGTATAAGAAATGGGAGTACGGTTATAACGAAGAACATGACGTAGTTGTAATCAGTAAGACCGGACAGATAGGAGAGGTTTACGAAATACAAGGAGTAAAAATAGCATTGCCAAAGAAAGATGATGTTATTAAATTTGAAGGAGACAAGTGGAAACACACGGAATACCCAAAAGAGCTTTCAAAGATAAAATCGGTATTTGATTGGGACGAATACCCTTCACAATTTAAAGAAAAATGGTATGACTATATTGACACAGAGTTTAAAAGGCGTGAAGAAGGTTTTTGGTTTTTTAACAAAGACAAGCCTTCTTATATTACTGGTACTCACTACATGTACCTGCAGTGGTCCAAAATTGATGTTGGGGCAGCAGACTTTAGGGAGTCAAACAGATTATTCTTTATATTCTGGGAAGCTTGCAAAGCAGATGTACGTTGTTACGGAATGTGCTATCTTAAGAACAGACGGTCAGGGTTTTCTTTCATGGCCTCAGGCGAAACGGTTAATCAAGCTACAATATC